TGACCCTCAAGGATATCGCTATGTCATCCGTGGATGGCAAAACACCGTCATGCTTAGACGCTATACAAAGCAACGCGGTCCAGTGCCAGCGAGACGCTTCCGGTAATTTAAGAATCTTCGGGTCGTTTATGGCGTCGTCGTAAAACCTGAACCATCGGCTCATGCGCGGCCCTCCGCACCTACAAAGCAATGATGGATCAATCCGCGCATACCGAGCTCGTCGGCATCGATCCACTCGCCAACCAAACGGTATGCTTTCATCTCGTCGAGAACAGCCCGCTCAATATTGAATGCAGACCGTCGATCAGGCATTTTCCACTTAGCCGCGATGTAGAGCTTAATCGGGTTGCCTGATTGCAAACCAGAAAGCCTGCATTCCGGGCTATCGGAAACACCAACCTTGACCGGACCATCCTCGCCGGCAGAGATGAGATAAACGAAGCTCATATCATTTCCAGCGCCATCATGTAGGTTTCAAGAATCTGTTCCTGAGCCGCCCTGTCGTCGGCGCTCAACTTGCGAAGGGCTATGATTTTGCGAAGCGCCTTGGCGTCGAAGCCGTTGCCGGTCGCTTCTTTGAAAATGTCGCCCCTGTCGTCGGTCAGTCCCTTGATCTGCTCGTTAACGTTCTCGATGCGATCGACAATCGCCTTTAGCTGCCCGTTCGAATTATGCCCCGGTTCACTCATTTGTTTCCCCTTTCGATTGCTCTGGATGTGCCGCGCGGTAGCACGAGGGGTGCCAACGCACGTTTTTTGACGGCACGAAAAGATAAGTCGTCATTGAACTGACGAGACGGCCACAGCCTGGGCACGTCATGCCGCATTCCCGACGCTGCTCATCGTCCAACCGACTTTGGATTTGCGGACGATGTAGAATTGGAATGGATAGATCGACGCCGCGACTTTGATCTTCACCGCCGCGTCATCCGTCATGTAGCCTTTGACCTCGTGCATCTCGGTTTGGCCATCATTCCGGAGCACCATGAAATCGCATGTGTAGAACGTGCTATCGGCAAGCCTGAGCTTCACGCCTTCAAACTTGAACCAGAGGATGTCCCCACGCTGCTTGCGCCACTCCAGGTGCGCCGCGTAGGATGTCTCGGTCTTATTCATCGCCCCGGCGGGAAGCCTACCCAGCGCCCTGTAATCGAATCTGGTCATGGTCGTCATCGGATTGGCCTCGCTATTGGGCACTCGCAAAGCCATTCCATCAGGAAGGAATAGTCGTGATGATGAATAGCCGCATTAGCCGGCACAAAGACCCAGCCGCAGGCCAGCCACTTATCGGTCTCGTGGAGCTTGGCCCAATGGAAAATGCGGTCTCTCACAGCATCGCCTCCTGCTTGGCAGGCTTGGGCGGCTCTATGAACATGTCAGGAGCGTCGAGCGCGGCTTGAATGCGGCGACAAGATAGGTCGAACCATTTCGGGTCGCGCTCAATGCCGATAAATCGACGGCCTAGCTTGACGGCAGCAACGCCGGTCGTCCCAGACCCGCAGAACGGGTCGCAAATCAATTCTCCCGCTTGTGTGTAATCCCGGATGATATCGGCCATCAGAGGAAGGGGTTTCTCAGTCGGGTGCTCCCCTTGCCTTCCTGTGTTGACGCAATGGGTATAAATACCCCGCTTGCCGCCCCCGTTCCATTTCCGGTAGCCGGTCCCGCACCACGCGGTTACGGCACATTCAAAGCCTCTAGCGGCTCCCTGCCCGTTGAACCTGGGGCTAGAATCCGGCTTGATCCAGGCAAGAGTCGTATCCCACTTGCCGCCAGCGGCCTGTATCGGGTCGCGCCAAGCTCGGACTCCTTCAGCCAGCGTAAAGACGATTAGCCAGCCGTTAGATGCGTTGACGAACGCCGATGCTATTTCTTCACGAGTTGAATTTATGCCTTCAAACCCGAGATCCTGAACCATCTCACGACCGTCATTACGGCGGATGCTTCCCATTGCCTTGTGAAGCTCATCCTCGTAAGGCGGGTCAGAAATAACGTGCCGAACGTCAGTGAGCGTCGGCAAAACTTCCCTGCAATCGCCCAAATACAGCGTCACGCCTTCCGCTAAATGCTCAACGCGGCTCATCGGTCACGCCTCTGAAACGAGATCGCCAGTTCAAACGGGTTTTTCCCATAGGACTTCCAGAATTTCATGCCGGTGCCCTCAACGACATTGCGAGCATGAAGGGATCGATACCCTTACTCGCCCACCAAGTAAGTTCGTTGCCGGCAGCGTGCTGCTCGTCATGGTGCCGTCTGCAAAGTGGGACGCACCATTTATCGTTTGGCTTTTCAGCCATGCCAGTGCTGCGCTTGCCGTGATTGACGCTACCCACCCGAATATGGGCAGCATCGACATCGATGCCGCCGCATAGGCAGCACGGAAGCGACCGGATATAGCGGAGATGTTTTTCATCCTTTATGCGAGGTTCACGTTGCCTGAGCGTCATTTTTCTTTCCTTCCTCAAGCATCGCAAAATAAGCAGGATCAGTAATGTGCTTCCAAGATTTGCCCTTCTTAATCCGATAGACCAAAGAGGAATCGACGCCGTATTGTTTGGCAATAACGGTCCCTTTGCGCGGATCGGAAAGTATTATGCGGACGATCTCGTCATCTAATTTCGCAGTTGGCTGACCCGACCCACGCGCACGACACCACGGCTTACGCGTGCTGCTATGATCTGCACCCTCTTGCCATCGGCCATTGCGTTTAGCGTCAAGAACGTTGAGTTTTGGCGTGCCCCATCTCAAATTTGTTGAGACGCAATTGAGTCGGTTATCGTCACCATGCAGAACGAACATTCCAGGATTCGGGGCAGGCTCCAGAAATTCACTAGCAACCAAACGATGGGCGCTGCGGTAGACACGGCGCCCGGATGGGTAAGTCACTCCATATTTGGGATAACCGCCCTTGCTCAAACCGGCTCGAATATGAGCGCCCGGCTTGGTGTTGCTACCCGCCGTAAATCGTCGAAGCCGACCATCATTGCTGATTTCGTAGTCTGGGAACTCACGAAGCAAGCGCCATTCTCTGATCGGAGCCGTTAGTAGCTCAGGCTCTGGTTTGATTTTGCGCTTCTCGCGCGGTTGTTTGAAGCCGACGAATGTCATGCGGCCTCCGCTTGATCGTGGAACACCACGCCATTCTCAGCACCCCATGCCGAGATGAACTCGATCAAGTCCGTCATCTCCTGCTTCGACAAATCCGACGATGACTGGCCCCAGGGAATGAAGGTCGAATTGTCTAGCGACGGAATGAACTGAACCTCCCGACCGCAAGCGTGCATAAACAGAATCTTCCACTGGTCAGGCGTGTACTTCCGACCGGCGTGTTCTTTCTGCGTCGCAACGTCAGTGAGCATGGCCCACATGCGGTCGTTCTGTGGTAGCGAGCGCTTGGCGTCCTTGAACTCGATCCTGGCGCCGGCAGGCATCTGCATGGCCCAACGTGCAGCTCGGTCGCGGTCAATCTTGCTGTGAATGGTGATTAGCGCTCGGCTCATCAGCGCCACTCCATTTCGAACGGAATGTCGTCGTCCATGTCACGACGGCGAAGCGCCTCACCAGTCTCGCGGCCAGGCGATGTGGCGCGCGGCCCCTTCCCGGTTGCGTCGGCATACTCGTTTCGTGCTGGCGCGGCTTCCGTGCGTTCGCCTTGCGGCTTATCCAGCATCGTCAGAACACCGCCGTAGCCGTTCAGCACAACTTCGGTGCTGTACTTTTCAACGCCTGCCTGATCCGTCCATTTACGGGTCTGCAATTGGCCTTCGACGTAAATTTTAGCGCCCTTCTTGACGTACTGCTCGACGACCTTCGCGAGTCCTTCGTTGAAAATTACTACCCTGTGCCATTCCGTCTTTTCTTTGCGCTCTCCGGTCGCCTTGTCCTTCCAGCTTTCAGACGTTGCTAGACGGAGGTTAGCGATTGATCGGCCATCCTGGGTCCGCTTTATTTCAGGATCGGCGCCGAGATTCCCGACGAGAATAACTTTGTTCACGGAGCCAGCCATCACGCGGCCTCTTTCATTTTGAATGATTGGATTTGCGCGACCAACTGCCGAAGCTCGACATTGAATTGATCCACTGAGGTTTCGAGTTGCGCGATGTATTCAGCGTCCCGTTGAACGCGGATCACGAACAACGGCAGCTTTGGGCAGTAGGAAACGAAATCCCAGAACTCGCGCTCGCATAGCCAAAGGCTGCCCTGCACTTGGGCCTTGTGTTCGGCAGGCAACGTGCCGCGAAGCAACCGATCAATCTGGATATGCGGCAGCGCGGTTTTGATTTCCAAGCCGCCCTTGTCGCCAATGAGCGAATCCGGCGAGCAACCACGATCCCCATTGCGGACAAAGCCGATGCGCTGCGGGTCACAGTCAGCCATGAAGGCATAAAGGTCGCGGGCTTCATCCTCTTGAACCTTGCCCCGCTCCATATGAACGTTGCTGTAGCTCTCCATAGGCTCGCCAGTGATGACTTCCCCCGCCAGCTTGCGCATGTATTCGGTGCGGGTTTTTTTGTCCTTTGCTTCCTTGTTAGAGCTAAGGATAGTGCTGAATGCGCTGGCGGTCGGGATACCGAGTCGCGCGGCAAACCAAGCTTCTGAACCTTGCTCAACGTCGATGATCTGCATCATTTGCCGCCCCTCTTAGCTTCAAGAAGCTGCATCGCGTGGGCGAAAGTCTTGGCAGGAATATCAGCGAGACTGCCGACCTTGAGGTATTTGCAAAACTTTACTTTGTCGGCGCTTACATCGTCGGCCAACTCATTGAGTTGTGCGAGTTGTGACGGCGACACAAACCCGCCAGTTACCGCATAGGCGCCGTCGTCATCATTTGACGCAGCAAGACCAAGAGCCTGTACTAGCGAGTACCGCTGCAAGTAGGTAAGCGTCGAACCGATCGCCTGGATGGCGTTCTTCCCCACGGTGGCGTCCACCGGCCCTGTAAGCGTGTTCTCCTCGGCGTGACCGTCCTTGTGAGTTAGGACGCACGTCACCGAGATTGACTTTTCGGTTTGCTGAGTGCGGAAACGGTATCGGATGCCGTTCTTTGAAAGAACCGGATCAACCGTTCTCGCTATGGCGGCAAAATCCGCATACTTGCTATTGTGGCTGCTGGCATTCTTCACAATAACGGGGATTTCAGCCTTGGCCGATGCGACCGCCTCGTCGAAGGACTTGCGCGCCTGATTGGCTTCCCATCGCTCGCTGAGGCCCATCAGTTTCTCAAGCACGTAAATATCCGCGCCTGTCTCGACGGCCCTTGCGAGCATCGCCATAGGTGTGACGACCGCGGGCAATTGCTCA